GAATATGAAGGTTCACTTGATAGGTTATTTGCAGAGGATAAAGAAAAATTCATTGAATATAACTTTGTTGATGTTTTAATACTTAAAAAGCTAGACGAAAAATTTCAATATATTGATCTAACTAAAAATCTTGCTCATAAAGGAAAAGTATTATATGAAGAAGTATATTTATCTTCTAAAATCCAGGATGGTGCTATTTCAAGTTGGCTATTATCCGAAAATATTATTCCGCCTAATAAGGACCTAAATCCACTTACTAAGAAAAACTATGCAGGTGGCTATTTATTTTGCCCTAAAACAGGTATTTACAATTATATGTTTGATGAAGATCTTACATCACTGTATCCTTCTATTATTATGTCTTTAAATATAGGTAAGGAAACTTATGTAGGTAGAGTATTAGATTTATTTGATGATAGGAATAATAGATTGGGTTTAAACGACTTAGAAAAAATGGTCAACGAAGACCCCGAAAAAGAGATGCCTGTTGAAAATCTTCAACGTAAACAAAATTATATGAAAGTAAAAGACGTTATAGATACTATTAAAAAGAATAATCTATCTATAACTGCTAATGGTGTTATGTTCAGAACTGATAAACCATCTACTTTAAATGTTATTCTAGATAAATGGTTTGATGAAAGGGTAATGTATAAAAAGGCTATGAAAAAAGCTTATAAGAGTGGTAATAAAAAAGAAGGTGAATTAAATCACCTTAAGCAATATACTATGAAAATTTTGCTTAACTCACTCTATGGTGCTACTGCTTTACCATCATTTAGATACGGTAGTGTTATTTTATCTGAAGGCATTACACTTACAGGACAACGTATTATCCAAGAATCAGCTCTATTTGCAAACACACATATGAATAAGGTATTACGAGGAGAATTAAAATTAGAATTATGAGAGAAGAAGTACCATGGTGGATCTGTAATGAGGAAGATAAAAACTTCTGTACATATGTGGATACAGATTCTAATTATTTCCATGCTGAACCACTTTTAAAGCATTTATATCCTAATTTCCTAGAATTACCTGCTGAAGAGCAAGATGATCTATTAGAAAAAATGGCTTTAAAATATCAAGATCTTATCACAGAATACTATGATACTTTAGCCAGAGAAGCATTTAATATAGGTGAACATCGTTTAGAAATGAAAACGGAGTGTACTATTCGTTCTGGCTTTTTCTCAGGTAAAAGGAGATATGCCCAGTATATTACTAAAAAAGAAGGTATTAAAGTAGAAGATATAGATGTTAAGGGTCTTGATTTCATGAAATCAAATTTCCCTCCCTTATTTAAAAAATTCTTTAATGGTATCCTAGATAAAATCCTATTTGGTGCTACTAGAAATGAAATCGACCAAGAAATTTTAGAATTTAAAAATAGTTTAGATACACTACCTCTTGAATTATTAGGCAAACCAACAGGAGTAAAGGATATTAAAAAGTATATTGAACGCCCCCCGGGTGCAGGAAATATATTTACTACCCTTAAAACTGGAGCACCTGTAAATGTTAAGGCAGCAGTTAGATATAATGATTTCCTTAAATTTAAGGGTTTAGATAAAAAACACTCCCAAATAGTTGCTGGTGATAAAATTAAATGGGTTTATTTAAAAGATAATCCTTATAAAATTGACACTATGGGTTTCTTAGATTTTGATTTTCCAGAAGAAATTCGTACATTTGTAGAGCAATATATTGATAGAGATAAAGCATTTGATTCTATACTTAAAAATAAATTAGAGTCATTTTATAAAGACTTAAGCTGGGGTAGTTTAACCCTTAACACACATGTAAATAATTTTTTCTCATTCTAATGACAGATAAAAGAATAATAGACAGTTTTATAAGTAAATATCACTTAGGTGGTAATATAGAACGAACTAAATGGGTTTCAGATGGTGAATCCCTTAAGGCTGATTTTATAAACGATTCACAAAATTTAGTAGGTAAAGTAGTATCTAAGAAATTTAAATTTCCAATAGGGGAATTTGGCATTTATAGTACTTCTACTCTAAGCAAAATGTTAGGAATCCTTGAAAATGAGGTTATGTTTGATATAGTAAAAGAGGGAGGGACACCTGCTAGATTTAATATAGGTGATACTGCTATGGATGTTAAATTCAACTTAGCAGATCCACAAGTTATCCCTAATGTCCCTAATATTAATAAAACAGAAGGTGACATAGAAGTGGAATTAACTGAAGAATTTACTACACGTTTTATTAAATCTAAAGACGCAGTAGGTGAAGAAGTATTTTATGTTTCTACCCAAGATGGATTTACCTCAAAAGAAATTAAATTTACTATAGGAAATAGCACATCTAACTCGGTATCTTTTGCTTCTAATATAGAACCGGGTAGTGCCGAAGAAGAATTAGATAATATACCTTTTAATGCAGATTTAGTAAAAGAAATATTTAAACACAATAAACGTTTTGAGTTAGGTTGGATGAAGATAAATCCAAAAGGATTAATGACTTTTGCATTTAAATTTGGAGACCTAGAAACTAATTATTATCTTGTAAGAAATCAAAATCAATAATAAATGGAAAATATCCCAATTACACCGTTGGCTGATCGCGTGTTGATCCAACCGATTGAAGCTGAAGAATCAACCTACGGGAACATTGTTGTTCCTGACATGGGTAAGGATCGTCCCGACTTTGGAAATGTACTTGCTGTTGGTCCGGGCCGTTATGACAATAATGGTAATTTGGTCCCTATGCGAGTTGAAGTAGGACAAAAAGTTATTATGCCTAAGTACGGGGCAAATACCGTAGAAATTGAAGGCGAAGAATATGTTCTCGCCTCGGAAACAGAAATTTTAGGATTTATAAATTAATAAAACATGAGTAAAACTATTAAATTTGGAGAAGACGGAAGAGGTAAACTTCAAAACGGAGTTAACCAGCTTGCAGATGCAGTCGCAAGCACTCTCGGACCATATGGGCGTAACGTAATTCTCGGAAATACAATGGGTACCCCCCATTCTACAAAAGATGGTGTTTCTGTAGCTAAAGAAGTTGACCTTGAAGACGCTATTGAAAACACAGGTGCACAAATTGTAAGACAAGCCGCAGTAAAAACAGGTGAACAGGCAGGTGATGGTACTACTACCGCAACTGTACTTGCTAGAGAAATTTACAACCAGGCACTTGATGCAGTAAGTAATCGGTCTAATAATGCTATTGATATTAAAAGAGGTATTGATAAAGCAGTAAAGGATATTGTTGAAGTATTAAAAACTGAAACCCAAGATATCTCAAATGAAGAACAATTAAAACAAGTAGCAACCATTTCTGCTAATAATGATGAAGAGATTGGCACGTTAATTGCTACTGCTTTTGATAAAGCGGGTCGTGAAGGAGTAATTACTGTTGAAGAAAGTAAAACCCATGAAACCACTTTAGAAGTAGTAGAGGGCATGCAGTTTGATAGAGGATATAAGTCACCTTATTTTGTTACAGACAATGGCTCTATGTCTTGCCAATTAGACGAACCATATATTTTAATGTATGATGGTAAAATTAGCGCTGTAAAAGAATTACTTCCACTGTTAGAGGGTGTTAGTCAACAAAATAAATCTCTTTTAATTGTAGCCGAAGATGTAGATGGTGAAGCGCTTGCTGCTATGATTGTAAATAAAATGAGAGGTATTCTTAAGTGTGCCGCTGTTAAAGCTCCTGATTTTGGAGAGCGCCGTACTATGATTTTAGAAGATATGGCTGCCCTTACAGGTGGTATGGTAGTATCAAAACAAAAGGGTATGAAACTTGATAAAGTTACTTTTGACATGTTAGGTAATGCTCGCGGAGTTACGATCACTAAAGAAGAAACTACTATTGTAGATGGTGCTGGTGGTGAAGAAGCTATTGAAGCTCGCCTTAATGAAATTAAGACCCAAATTGATAAAGCAGAAAGTAATTATGCACGTGAACAACTTCAACAACGTCTTGGTAAATTAGCAGGCGGAGTTGCTGTTATTAATGTGGGTGGCCATACAGAAACTGAAATGAAGGAGCGCAAAGATAGGGTGGATGATGCTGTACATGCTGTTCAAGCTGCTATAGAAGAAGGAATCTTACCTGGTGGTGGTCATGCTTTACTCTGTGCATCATACCAAATAGAACATGATTCTTTAAATGATGGTCAATTAATAGGATATGAAATAGTTCGTAAAGCTGTTAGAAAACCTTTCACCCAAATTTTAAGTAATGCTGGTTACAATGAAGAAGATTGTGTTTACTTAACTTTAGATCTTAAAGATAATTTTGAGCTAGGGTGGAATTTAGCTACTGAAAATAAAGTTAACATGTTATCTGAGGGTATTATTGATCCTACTAAGGTTACACGTTGTGCTTTAGAAAATGCAGCATCAGCAGCAGGAACACTACTTACTACTGAATGTGTAATTGTTGATAAGCCTGAAGAAAAAGCTAATAACCCTGAACCAGCTATGTTCTAATGGATTTATTTGTAGAAAAATATAGACCAAGATATTTAGATGATTTTGTTGGAGATAACACAGTTAGAACCAAAATACAAGAATATTTAGATACGGGTAAACTACAAAATTTACTATTGTTTGGTCCAGCGGGGACAGGAAAAACCTCGCTGGCCAAACTAATAGTAAACCAATTAGGTGCAGACTATCTTTATATTAATGCTTCTGATGAAAGGGGTATTGATACAATTAGAGATAAAATTATCCCCTTTGCTTCTAGTATAGGATTTAATGGGTTAAAAATAGTAATATTAGATGAATCAGATTACCTTACTGCGCAAGCTCAAGCTACACTTAGAAATGTTATGGAGTCGTTTTCGAACTCGTGTCGTTTTATCCTTACCTGTAACTATCTTGATCGTATTATTAGTCCCTTACAATCTCGTTGTATGGCTTTTGGGATTACTCCTCCTTCTAAAAAAGAAGTTGGTCAACACCTCCTTAATATCTGTGATAAAGAAAATATTACATACACCAAAGAAGATCTTGGGCAAGTAATTATTACCCATTATCCTGATATTAGAAAAATCCTCAATACATTACAGGGTAGTTTAAAAGATAATAAATTAGTATTAGATACTAAATCCCTTAAAAATACTGATTTTGAAAATAAAGTTATTCAAGGGTTAAAAAATAAAATCCCTCTTAAAGATATAAGGCAAATTATAGCAGATAGTGGTGCCACACAATTTGAATCACTGTTTAGATGTCTTTACGATAATGTAGAGGAATATACTACAAATGTAGGCGATGCAATAATTGTAATAGCTCAATATCAATATGAGTATGGGTTTGTAGTAGATAAAGAAATATGCATTGCCGCAATGTTAAATAAATTATTAAAGTTATGAGTGTAAATTCACAGCAACAAAATTATAATCAATTTCAAGAATGGTATAAATGGTTTAATAAAAAATATAATCGTTACCACAAACTAAGATTTAAAAAACCAGTTAAAAAATATCAATAATGCAACAACAACAATTTAATATAGACTTTAGTCAAACAACCCCGGTAGTTTGTGAAAAATGTGGACACGAACATTTTACCCAAGTAAGCATGATGCGTAAATTATCTCCTATGTTATCACCTACAGGTCAACCAGCACTAATACCTATCCCTGTTTATGCTTGTACTAAATGTAATCATGTAAATGAAGAATTCCTCCCAAAAGATGACACCCTTTGATTTTTTAAGATTAGTACATGATAAAAAAATTAAGTGGGAAGATCTAAATGAAGACGAACAAAAAACCTACAATAAATTTATTATTAATAGAGCATTA